TTAACCCGCCACTCATTTCCACATTTGAATGGCAACAGGCGTGTGCTCTGAGGAATCTTCCTCCAGAACATACTTAAGCCTAAATCGCATTAAGCCTGAAGTAAAATCTGGGTTTGGACCCCTGGGTTCTACACCTCCTACTGAATTTCGGAGCGCATCCAATTCGTATGAGTCAAGGCCTCTCCAATAACGACCATGTTCGCCCTTTACCTTATCCCATATTCTAACACCAGAACGATAAACTGATGCGTAGGACATTATCAAAAGCATCACAGCTTGTGCTCTTTCAAATGAAGACCTAGGGTAACGACGGAATGTTTCGGGTTGAACCATTCTTTTGAGCACCTCACTTTGATCCAATGTTGGAAGTCCGTCAATCCAATCCCTACCAAGGAAGTGAAGAGGCTCATCATAACGAAACTTTGATGATTTCTTTTCGTTGAATGTGGCCGAGAAAACCCGACTAGCATACTTTGAGATGTCGTCTAACGAAACATCTCTGTCGGACCAAAACATCACATCATCCCCAAGAACAAAAATATCCTCACGGTTAACGTTTAGGTTGAACTCATGTGAAATAGCCCCAACCATAACAACATTAACAATTGAATCAATCATTTGTGTGAAGTATGACCCACTGGGCACTCCATGTTTCTTACCTTTATATAAATATCCATTTGGCATGAAAATAGGAGTGTGGACGAAATACCTTACAATCTGTTTCCAAATTGTGCGATAAGGTACCTGTGATGTTGGCTCGATCTCATCCAGATCAAACCAAGTTGCAAGGATATCGAAAGCCTTATATATAAGGCTTCCTGAGATACTCGAATCATAAGATGACACATCAGTCGAGTATGCCCAACGGTTGTGATAACTTGCCATACGCAGCTTGAATCCTAAAATTCCCTGTGGCATTGCGAAGGCCATAGGAGTGTTGCAACGCTTAAATTCTTCAATAAGCGGTCTAGCAAAAATACCCTCAAGAGCAGTCATTGCATAGGGATAACCCCAGACAAGCCTAGTCTTGTCATCAAATTGAGT